TAAAGCACTAACCCCGTGTGCCGTATTCGTAGCGACATTACCGCCACCTTTACCAACAGTCTGCCCGTTGATTGTCAGGTCACTTGTTTGGTTTAGGCTGTTTGAGCCAATCGTACTAATAGGCATTAGTATTTCCCTTTCGCAAATACGTCTACAAAGACAGTGCCGTCTTCAAGCGCTTCAATTGCGCCGTCATACGTGACTTGGTGCGTTGGTGCTATTACTTTTGTCATTTTCTTTTTCCGTTTGCACATCCATCCACTTACCTGTGTAGCCCATAGGCGCGTTAATATATCTAACTTGCATAGCCATTGTTCCGTCGGCTTTATGAACCATACGAAACTCAGGCGTTGAGTTTGGATATATTCCGTAGGTCATTTTTATTGTGACGGTGGTGCTGGTGGTACATATGGTGCAACTGCGCCAAACTCACCAGCCTTTGCCCTGTTATACAAATCTACGCCATATGGCATAGGGTCATAAGATGTAGCACCAAATGGCATTTCTTCGTTAAATTCTTCCCATTTAACAATCAACTGGATATTGTTGCCTGTGTCATCCCCATATACGGGGTCTTTTGCATATTCAAGAGTAAACATTATTTTTCTTTCTTAAGAAACGCGACAAGCCATACCAAAAGTGCCATTACCAGAACTTATAGGTGCCGCCATCCATTTCCAAGTCCCAGATAAATTATTAGTAACCGCTGCTGTTGCGAAACTTCCTTCAATGGAAGCACTCTTCATATTATTACCACCACTTCCAGCCGCATAATTAGTTCCAGAAGCACCATTATCTATTGCCGCCATAGTATAACTACCTACTGAATTGAAACTTGGACAAGCAACTGTTAATGTTCCGCTTGTTGTAATAGTTCCACCAGACAATCCATTGCCTGTTGCTACTGAAGTAACTGTGCCACCGCCTGTTGAACTAATAGTCACTGCGCCAGTCGCACCTGACACGGAAATGCCCGTACCTGCAACTACGGAAGTAACACCCGTATTCGTAACCGATACTGCGCCTGTAGCACTTGTATTTGTAGACAATCCCGAACTTGTGGTTAGTGCGGTCACGCCAGTGTTAGTAAAAGTAACTGCTCCAGTGGAGGCAGATACCGATATACCTGTGCCAGCAACGGCGGAAGTAACCCCACCAGAAACAGTAGACCAAGTATTGTCCCCGCGCAAATACGTAGAAGAACTTGGCGTTCCAGTTGCATTAAATGCGGCTATGTTCACCGTACCCTGACCCGGTGCAATCACCTGAGTTATTGGGCTTGTGTAGTAAACATAAATGTTGTTTGTCCCGCTCAGTGGAGCAGAAGTAAATGTGATGGTGCTACCGCTGACTGTGTATGCTGAACTGGGATTCTGGGCTACGTTGTCAATCGTTACCTGCACCTGCGCCACAGACGCAACTGGGCGAGACAGCGTGAATGCGGTCGTACTACCGTTACCGCTGAAGTAATCAATGGCTGGGGTGAAAGCCTGTGTGGTGTTAGTGTTGCCAATAAAAGCCATGTTATGCCGCCAATAAGACAGAGACCACTACGTCAGCGGATGACGCTGCACTTGATACCACTTTCAAAGCATCAGATGCAATCAGCACAATCCGGTTACCTTGAATCACCTCTAACGAACCGCCCACGGGGACAGTAGCCGTCTTGACCAAGTAATAGTCCACCGCAGAGCGAGTGAAGTACACATCACAGGTGATGGGGGAAGTTGTTGTATTAGCCACCACCAGACTGGCTACAGCCGCCGTAGTAGCGCTAGCAACGGTTGTTAGAGTGGAAGCAGATGTGCCAACGTTTTTGGCTACATAGGAGGTATTTGTATAGGTTGCCATATCAGCCCATCATAAAAGAGAGAAAGTACGCTTGGTCTGCCGTAGCCGCTGTGTTAACAGCCCATGTTGGCGCACTGCCGTTAGAAGTCAAAATATATCCGTTAGCGCCAATACCCACTTTAGACAGGGCAGTGCCAGATGTGTAATAGAGCATGTCACCAGCGGTGTAACTTGTAAGCCCTGTACCACCATAACCCGTAGCGATAGTGCCACCTTGCCATGTACCGTTACTGATGACCGTAGAGCCAAGGTTTAGTGCGTTAGTTCCCCAAGTCACGTTCTCAGGGAGATACCCGTGTACGTCCCATGTTCCAGCAACTGTGCCGTTAGATATCAATACAAGTTCAACCGCACCACCAGAAGTAATCGTTCCAATAGCACCAGTTGCGTAGTCTTGGAGAGTCAGCGTTCCAGTTGCATTGTTGTTAAACACAAACGCCACGCCTGTAGTCAGGGTGGTCGCGTCAGGCATTGTGTAGGTCTGGTTGCCCGTGCCGTTCAATGTCTGTGAGTAACTAGAAGCCGCTGTTAGTGCCGTTGTACCGCCTGCCGCTGAGACAGAAGTGTTTGATTGATTGAGTCGGTTTACTGCTACGTTCTGGTTAGCATCTCTCAGCATCACCGAGTTAGCGCCACTAGAAGCAGTTACGCCCGTGCCACCATAAGCCACGCCTACAGTTGTGCCTTGCCAAGTACCAGAAGACACAGTACCAAGCGCACTTGCGTTGCCAGATGCGTCTAGATTGACAGACTTGCTAGATGGGTAGGTTACAAATACATTGACTGTACCGCTAAACGTGACCGCTGTTCCAGAGTTACTAGAAGCTAGGATAGTGGTACGAGTTAAGGTAGGCCCCGTTGTTGAGTACCTACCTATCCCCACCTCCCAGTTGCCTGTAGCATCAAACGCGGAGTAATAGGTAGTGTTGCCGTTCCCGACCACAGCAAACGTCTGAAAGCCCGTGACAGAACCAGATAAGGTGAAACTTACGGTTGTATTTGCCACCCCCGTTTGCTGAACTCTGTCATTAAGGGCGAGAGCCATTTAGTACTCCTTACGAGGTGGCTGTAGTACTATAGGTTACAGTTACAGTATCACCAGATGTAACAGTCTTGGCAGTGCTGAAGTTGCCTTCTGAGTACAAAGTACCCGCAGTGCTAGAGATTGTGCTGACTGCGCCAGTACCTGTCACCAAGAAACATCCATACACAGTAGCAGAGCCTGTCATTGTGTAGGTGATAGCCGTAGCCGTTGACGTAGTGACGTTTGATGGGGTTGTACCAGATGAGCTAGATGCTGCAAACACAGCCGTACCACGCACTGCTGAACCGCCCACGGTGTAGGTAGTCAACTCAGTCCATGTCTTAGAAGACATAGTGTCTGTAGCCGCAAATGATGTGCTGTTGTTAATCAAACCTAAGAATGGCCCAACTGTGGTGTATGTGCCAGATGTTCGGAGCAAGGTATCCAGCAATAACTGTTTACCAACGGCAACGACCAAGTTAGGAAACTCTTCGTCCCACTTGAGATTACCCTGTGCGTCACGGCACTCTACTTTGTAGAAGCCTTCAATCCCCATACCTTCTGGGATGGATGCGTTGGCTTGCAGTGTGGCTACGGCGTTATCGCCAAAACCGGAAGTTTCTTTATGCATATGTGCTCCTATAAGATGCGAATGATAGACGTTTCTGGGTTATTGGCAGGAAATTGAATCTTGAAATCTTGAGTCAAAGTTGTTTGATCTATTCCAAAATTAAGCACCCCCACTGACTTGTTGCTCTTAGTGAAATTATAGATAAGAGCCCCTCTTACAGCAAAGGTAGTTGCGTACCAGATTGGGTCCGCAAAAGAGGCATATCCGGTGTTGTTGCCAACACCCACAGTAGGCACTAAAAGCACTTGACCGCCTGCTGTATATCCTGCACTAGTCACTTCTCCGGTCGTCGTATAGACAGTTGTATTGCTGTCCAAGGTGGCGGTGGAGTCGTACAGAGCAATCTTGAATACATCATTCAAAAAGTCATGCACCCCCAAGAGCACTTGCTCTTTGAAAGATGCGGTAAGTCCTGCTACAAACATCTAGTTACCTCGCAGGAATTTTAATTTGGCCATCACGATAAGAATCGCCACGCTGTTTGCCTTCGCCCAAGTTTTGGAGCAATGCAAGGGATTCTTTGTATTTGGCGTCATACAACGCCATCATGTCTTGCTCGCCCTTCATGAACGTATACGCCTCAACCAGTGAGCCGTACAGTAAGGAAGAAGAGAAGTTCTCGCTTATCCATGTCGTACCGGCAGTAACAATCGATACAGGATAGTAGTAGTAATGCAGCTCTGCTTTGTAGCTCATGTCCGGCGTCGGACCTAAGATGAACGACAACTCGTTTACGTTGTTGTAAACGGGGCCAAAGATTGCATAGTATTTTGGTTTGGCGGTAGCCGTTGGAGAAGGATAAACCTCACGTATGAAGTTCACATCCTTACTCAGTAAATATAAGTAATCGCCTTGGAAGGTAAGCGTACCAGATACTGTGCCGCTGTTTGCCACTGAAAGAGTAACTGTAGTCCCCTCTATCAGATACACAATCGCACCTGTCCCAATTCCAGTGCCGTACACAGCCTGACCTATTTCAAGGTTTGTTGCACTGCTGACAGTAATCGTAAAAGCGCCTGACGTGCCAGTAGCAGTAGGGGTTGCATAACTGTATATGGCCAATGAGTAAGTAGACAAATAGTCATCTGGAGCAGACAAGTACTTATTGCCAGATGTTAAGTCTCCCGTCACATTCTTGCGTAAATTGGCAAGTTGGACTGAGTTGTAAATTCTCTGTTCTGCTTGGTCGACAAAAGTGGCAAGCTCCGTCGCCGAGAAAACGTTCTCGGTATAGGATTGAATAGCAGCGGTGAGTTCAGCGTAGGTCATGTTATCAGCGTGGTCACTTGTGCTAACAGCCCCGTGGCTGTCAGTTGTTTGGATGGCGGCATAGGCATCATACCTATGCTTGCAAAAGAAGTGTCAGAGGTTTCACCAACAAACACCGTTACAGCCATCCTAGCCTCCGGTCTTGGTTGATACAACGCCTGTGGCTCAGTGATATTTCGCTTTGGCTCCAACTGGGGATGTTTAGGCTCATAGCACTCTGGGCAGACTTTAAACCCCTTCCAATCCTTGATAAGCGTCAGCAGTTTGTAGCGCTGGCCACATTGGTCACAAAGCGCTATCGCAAACTTGCCAGATGCGTATCCTGCGCCCATTTCTACCTCGCTGAGTAGGTTGGGACCAAGAAGACGCTGGCTGTATCCCTATCTTCAGTGGCTGCACGGGCAAATTCTTCCTCGTACAACTGCTTAAGCAGCATTACGCGATCGGGGGCTTTTTTAACGGATAAATGGAATGCCAATCCTGCCGTCAAAGCAGGCAAGAAACGAAATACAACGTCCGCTGTATTGGTGTATGCGCCTGCATTTTCAATACGACGAATGGCGTAGTAGACAAAGGTCCACGTCTGTGTTGAATCAGGAGCAGGGTACAGATACACCGTGGTAGGCACAGAACGCTGTACATAGTACTGCGCAGGGCGTGACTGAGTGTTTTTGTTAGGGATGTGTAACCACTCAGCGCGGCTGATACGGTCAATCGTGATGTCTTGCTGGGTAGCAAGGCCTGCATTTGTACGAATCACTGCAGACAGGGCATTGATTGTGTCCGAGGGGAGGTTGTACTCGTACACCCCAGCAGTCAAAACCTGTTGGCGTTGCACAATCGTCCATAAATTTAAACCACGGTTTCCCCATTCCGCAAACATCAAATTCAGCGACCTCATCGCTGTTCTCATGTCATACCCATCACGAACTTCAATACCGCAACGTTCATACGCCTCGGCGATCATATCGTCGAATTGCAGATCAAAATCGGATGCGCCCGAAGTGCTCATGGTTTAGTAGATGCGAGCAACACGTGAACGAGCAGCGCCTACTCCACGCACCTGAACGGTGTCACCTTGGACAGACTTTTTAACGGGCTGGCTCAATGTACGTCCCTGAGAAGTGCTACCCATACCACTTACCATACCGCCAGTAGCAAAGCCCTTCTTGGCAATGCCCTCGCCTCTTTTGGCTAATCCGCCTTTTGAGTAACCATCTTTCATAGCGTCACCGCCTTTCCTAAATTTTTTGCCTTTACTGGCCTTACTAAAATCTTTGCCCACAGATTGTGGAATACCTACTTTTTTAGCAAATGCAGGATTGTGCGCTACTGCATCCATTAAACGTTTTTGTTTTGCTGATTTAGCTGGCATCAGGCCCTCGCTTGAATAAGTTGATCAATCTTTGCTTCAAGTTTGTTAAAGCGTTGGTCAATGTGGTCAGTAATTCTTTGCACTTCTGCATTAGTTGCGTAATCACGGGCAACCTCCTCGCGTGTTCGATTGAGCAGGATTTCAACCCGCTTTAATTCGTCCGATTTGTCTTTCCATACCCATAAAAGCACAGCAGATAAAGCAGACAAGAGTGAATTCCAAATAATCATTTCCATTAACAATTCCATGCTTTTAGAGAAAGTGCTTTACGCGTTGGCTTCCCCTTTTCGTCTTTCATCGCACCGGGCATTCCACTCATTCTTGCGCAAAAGGACTTGCGACGGGCGGCATCCTTTTCCGTTTTTGGGTGGGGCGCTGGCGGTTTCAAGTTCATGCCTTCTTTCTTCGCAGAGGCTCGGCCCTTGGCGTTGAGACCGCCATTCTTGTTCTGACCTTCTTTGCGTTGCCATGCTGGTGTTTTAGGCATATGCCCTCTCCAAAACTGCTTTACAAAGTTGCACAAAATCACCTTGTGTTAAATTGCTTTTAGCTACATTAGCTGCACGGCATACAAGCTGAACATTACCAACAATATACCCTTGTGTAGAGTCTATACGATCTAGACTGCAATTTGTTGGAACAACACCATTAGCTAATTCCATAGTCATTTGCCACCCAGTTAGAGCGCAACAACCATTCTGTGTATGCCAAAGTAACTCAAGCGCGTCAAGAGAAATAACATCGCCTACTTTTTTACGCTGTACGGCTTTTGAACGCAAATACTGCAAGTAAGAGCGTACAGATTTAGTACGCTTAAAAGCGGTGTAGTGAAGTTTTTCTTCGCCCCAAGTGCGTTTGTGGTACGTTACTTGTTTCACAGCAATACACTTCTTGCACCAAGAGTTGTACTTTGGTGTGCCATCAACTTTTTTACCTGTTGTATAAAACAAGTTTAAAGCCTTTGTCACACCGCAGTTTGTGCAATGCTTTGTTGTATTAACTGTGGCAAGAGTCTTCATTTTTTGCTCTTTGGTTTCTTTGCTGTTTTAGCAGACTGGATAAAGGCCTGAGCAGTTGGGGCACCCTTGCTCCCAACTTTTCGCATCTTTTCTCCAGAACCAGCGGCGATCCGCTTCTTTTTTGCATTGATATTGGCATAAAGACCCGGTTTCATGGACGGGCCCTTAGTACATCTTGCACTGTTTGTTGCGCGCCATACCTACGCCACGTGGGGCCACAGACCCTGATGGAGCCTGATAGTTCTTACGTGGTGTCTGCTTTGGACCGCCTTTACTCATATCTTGGCGTTGTGCACCGGGCTGGCGCTCACCTTGATAATCTGGGTTTTCCATTTTTGTTGCACGTCCCATGGTGGACTCCTTATCCGTAGAAAAATGTGACAGAAGTCACGTTTGTGAGGGTAATGTATGGGTCAGCTTCAAAACGAACGCCATCCCCGGGAACCAAAACATACATGTTGCCTGTAGCGGAACTTACAGGGGTATCAAATTTAAGCAGTTCTGTACCACCAGACCCACCATCTTTAAAAGATACTGAACCCGCAGAAGCTCCTAATAGGGCATATACCCCTTTGATACGAGCGCGTGGTGTACCAATACCGGAAGCCCCGGTACTGGTCACCGTCTTTGCTTTTACGTCAAATTGAAAGCCACTCATTGCGGGCTCCTATTAAGCGATGGTTACACCGCGAGAACCAATGATGGCCCAACCTGCCGAAGTGTAAATTAATGTGGCACTGTCACCAACAGCGGTAAAAGTGATTGTGCTAAAACCAATTTTGGTTGTAGGTGTCAAAACAGCAGAACCGCCGTCGACTGTGTGAACAATAATCTTCATCTCGCCTGTTGAACCATTAGCCAAAGTTAAGGCCTGTGATGCACCAGTGGTGGTCAAAGAAGTAAATGTATTAGTTACGTCAACCGCGCCAGCACCAGATAAAGACTGGGTGCTAAAAATAACATCAGTGCCAAAAGAAGAGTTGACAGTGACTGCACCAGTGGTGGCGCTTTTTGTGATGGACTGAAAGCCGTTTATGGAACGAACTGGTCCTGTGAAGGTGGTATTTGCCATTTTTGGTCCTTACATGCAAGTTGAGGCGTATCTATCTGCATGTCGTCTAGCCCGGGAACTAGTCAGATACGCCGGAAAATCCGGAATGCCTTGAATATACACCATCTATAGAAAAAGAAAAGGGGTCCGAAGACCCCTTTTTTTGTTTTCCGTTTGCTTACGCGCCGGGAGAACCGTAGATACCACGTGGGTCAGACCAGCCGAAGCTGTAACGCTCACGGGCCTTGTAGCGGACGTTACCAGTATCAAAGTCGCCTTCAAAGGCAGTCTTGATTGGTGAACGCTCGAACATCTTGAGGCCGTTAGGCGCATCAGTGATCAAAAACCATGCGTTGGTGTCTGTCAAGAAGTGGTTGACAGCGTAACCTTCAGGAACCAAGCCCATAGACTTGATCGCGTTGATGTCGTTGTCTGCACTAGAGGTGCGCAGAGTAGACTTCATCAGGCGCTCAGCCGTGAACTGGAGTTCCTTAGGAACGATCATCTTACGAACGGTCAAAGCCACGCGCAAGCCACGCTCGTCAGTGAACGCTGCTACGTCGATAATGCCTTGCTCGAGAGAGGTCTCGTTCAAGTCAGCAGCAACAGCAGGAGTGTTACTGAAGTTAGGGCCTAAAGCGGTTGGGTGAGCTGTAGAACACAGAGCAACACCGTCGCCACCTGCATAAGCACCGCCAGTGAAAGCGTTGTTGAGCACAGAAGCGCCCTTGACCTGCTTGGTGTTAGCCATAGAACGAGCCAAAGCCTTGGTATAGCGGCCAGACAGACGGTCGTAGAGGTTGTCCTCAACGGCTTCTTCTGTCAGTGCGAACGCCATAGCGATGGTTTCGTGTGTGTAGCGAGCAGTGAACGATTCGATGGCGTTGTCATATTGCAAGCCGGCACCCTCAGTTTTCACTGGGGCAGTGCCGAAGCCTGTCAACATAACTTCTTCTTCGAATGCACGGTCAGAAGTCTCAATTGCAAAGATTTCTTCGTGCTCGTTTTCGTAGCGCTTGTACTCCAAGCCGAACAAAGCGTTCAGGCCGGGCTCTAGTTCTTTAACTAGTTGTGAACGTGTAATAGCCATGATTATGCTCCGTCAGATGCAACACCGACGCTACCGTACTGGTGTTGGTTGAGTTTTACAACGACGACAGCATAGCTGCCGAATGCATTTTCAGGGGATGTGTCGATACCGACAATCTTGAAAGTTAATGCGGCGGTTTTGGCGATAGAAGCAGAGCTCAAAGAGCCAGCAGACACGCCAGAGGTTGTGCTACCAGTAGTGGAAGCAGTTGGGTCAGCGTTCTTGCCGATGTTTGCTGCAACGACAGAGCCGTCCGCTTGCACCAAGAACAATTGACTTGGATCATCCAACACTTCACAAATGATGATGCCGTTCTCGGTTGTGATACTACCGGGGTAGTAGTTCTTCCAAGTTGGCTTATTTGCACGGGTTGGGTCGTTGTATTGAACACCGTTGAAGACGCCTGTTGGGGCGGCATGCGTAGATGCGTCATACTTAATAATATAGCCATCATATACGACGACTAGGTCGCCTTGATAGATGGCTCCGGCCTGACCGTTAGCAATCGAGTAGCCATACTGCTTTTGAGCACCAGTGGCTGACAAGTTACCAACAGGACGCAGACCAAAAGGCTTATTTACGTTTGCCATTTGTAGCTCCTACAAGTTGTGGTTATCAACCTTGCGGTTGACGGAATGTTGTGCGCGAGCTCCGCTCTGGGGATTGGATTCGCATCGAAGAGTGTGCGTTTTCGCGCATTAACTCGTTGTCCACAGCAGTCAACTGATCCTGAGCCTTCTTACGGAAATATTCAGAACGCTCTTTTATGGTTTCCTTGGGGATTCTTGCAAGCAAGAGACCACCAACAGAAATCACACCAGCGTGCTTTCCGTCCTCTACTGTAGGAAGCATGTCCTGATATTCTTCAGCTACTTCCTCTAAGCGAACGAGTTCATAACCTTCGCGCAACTTAGAGTAGACGTTTTGTTTGTCAGAGTGGCCGTTGACTTCTGCACGAATCCAACGGTGCTCATAACCTTCAGGGGCAGGAGGCGCGTCAAGACGTGAAGGGGGTGCCCATGGCTTGCGACGCTCTTCTTTAACACGACCAGTCGTGTTGCGGGGTGCGCGATCGATAGTAAGTTCTTTGCTCATGTTTTATTCCTTTACGTACTTGGCATATTCCTCGAGAGGAACGCCCAGTTTTTTTGCAATAGCAACCTGACTCGGCGATAACCGGACAGTTCTGCGCGCACTATTTATTCCCGAACTACGGGTGGCAGGGGCAACAGCTGGCGCGGAACGCTGTTGTCTGGGTTGATCTGCAAAGTGCTTCGGAAATTCTTCCCGAAGTCTTTGGTCTAGCTGAGTATAGTACTCATCTGAGTCGGCTTCAATACCCTCTTCCTCAGTCAGTGTCTGATGGATGCCCCAAGAAGCATAGGTGAGCATGCGATTCTTGCCATACCACTCATTCTTAGCCGCCCATTCCTCTGCTCTTAAGCTAGGACGCGCTGCTTGTGGTGCGGGTGCAGCTTGCTGCTGTTGGGAGGTTGTTGGTATTGCGGCGGTTCAGGTGCGTATTGCTGCTGAACCTGCTGTTGGTTGTTTTGTGGCTGATCTTGCAACCATCCAGCGACTTGACGTTGCTCATGGACTAAAGCAGCCAAGCGTTCTTGGGCTTCTGTCTCAGTATCAATGTCATTTTCCTCACGTGCCTTTTTGATGATTTGGCGCAGAGAGGCTTGCTGGGAATCCAAACGTGCTTTGGCTTCATTCAAACGACTATAGTCAGTTTGGACAAGCTTTTGCTGTAATGTTTGGGTTTGGTTTTGTAAGCCTTTTGCGTATTCCAAGGCCGCTTGTTCACGGCGCTCGGCTTCGCGCATGCGGGCCGTTAGCTTAGAGATGCGTTTTTGCACCGCATCATTAACAGACTCTAGTTCAGACCTACTGGCCTGTTCCGGCTGTTCTTGGGTTTCGACTTGGGGCTGTTGCCCTTCTTTGTCGTCAACTTCGTTTTGGACGGAGACGTCGGTGGCCTTTTCATCGGCCCCTAAGTCAAACTCCAACTGATCGTCGTTCATTAGTGTTGCCATTGCTTACCTCATATATGCAGAATGTCTTCTGGGTCCTTGATCGTCGCCAAGATTTCGTCATCGTTTAGGATGCGAATCTCACCGCCGTCGATGGCCATCCGCGCACCCGCGTAACGACCAAAGATGATCCAATCACCCTCTTTGCACCACGCACCAGTGGGGAACTTCGCTTCGTCCTTATAGGCAAGCGGGCCAACAGACAGCACATACGCGCACGTAGTGGTCAATTGTTGGCGTTCTAGGGTCTGATCGGCTAATTCAATACCGCCTTTGGTCTTTCGAGCACCTCGGTACGGTAGGACAATCACGCGCCAACCAGTGGCTTGAGGCAAGTGCTCTCGAATGTTGGAGACTTGCTCATCGTGATCTTTACGAGCTTCTGCTACAGCAAAGGCATCTGCTGTGGCCTGTGCGACGGCTGCGGCGGCTTTTTCAGCCTCCTCAATCGCCCATTTCTCTTCTAGTGCAGTCATTTCAGTCATCTAAGGTCCTCTTGTAGGTCAGGGTCTTTGCGCAATAAACCATTTACGGCTTCTTTCACAAATCTGTAGCCCTCAAGACGGCCCATCAAAAACTTGTACTGCTCCATATCTTTTACCTTACCCGCAGTGACGATGTCCTGCGTCTCGCGCTCTAGGTCGCGAATGGATCGGTGCAGATTCTCAACAAACTCAAGCATGGATCACTCCAATGAAGCAGACAGATGGGGCCCTGTCTGTAGGCAATGCGTGCATTATGCACGTGTTTTACGCAATTTTCACTTTTTTGAACGCATCTTTTCTATAAACGTACTTCACGTCAGGCTGTAGGCTGGGCGCTTTGCTGCGCTTGGGTTGCCCGGTCAGCATTTTGCTGTTCGATTTGGCTGGCGTGTTGGATTGCGTTTTGGGCGATTTGCGAGGCATGTTGCGCTCCTTGTTGATTCATTTTCTTGTGCTCTGTGCCGTGTTGGGCAGCGAGCTTTTCGTAGTCGAGTTGCAGTCTGGCCGAAGCCTCTTGTTGGTCTGCAGCCTCTTGTTGTTGATCGAGCTGTAACTTGGCAGCATCGATTTGATTGCGTTGCTGATCGCGTTGAGCGTTTTGCTGCAACTCTTGCTTCTTCAGCCCCACCAGTGGGTCCTCTTGGTTGCCCATCATTTGATTTTGCTGCTGCTTGACTTCTTGGAAGTACTGAGCAGTCTTCACAGCAACCATGGCTTCGCGCTGTAGTGCAGAAATCATGCGATCTGGATCGGTGCCGTATTGCTTGAACAACTCGGCTTCCACATCCTCTTCCGCTTTGAGTTTGATGTGCTCAAAGACGTGCTTTTGCAAGTTGACAGCAACGTTTGGCATAGATTGGACCAGAGGCGACATTCCCATCATCAAGTGAGCCATGATGTGGGCATCGTGCTGTTGGCCAGCAAACGCTTTGAGCGCCACGCCGTCTAGAACCTGTGCGTTCTCGCTTGCAGGGTCCTTTGGTTTGTCCACGTTGGTGCTGTTGAGCAAATCATCGATGTCGCGCACACCAATCGCTTCATACATGCGGCGATAGGCCTCATACATGTTATGCATCTGAGGAGCGCTTTGCGCCAACTGCAACTGTGTTTGCGCCATGGTGATGCGTTGGGCCACAGAGAAGATGTTGGGGTCAGAAACAGGCAGAACATCGACGCGGCTGTCAAAGTCCTTCTTCTTAATGACGCGGCTCTCGCCGGGGACGTCATAAGGGTACTGATCAGGCAAGAATTCGCCAAAACCTTTGGCTAAAAGTTGGAATTCCAACTTCTGGCTGTAGTGCATGCGCTTGTGGATAGAAGACATGACCGCGCTGCCCTTCTCAAGCAATGCAATCGTCGTTCCAACAGCAGCATTTTGGTTGCTGTCACCAACTTGCATGTCGGTGATGCTGGCCAAGCGTCTGCCAGAGTCCACACAGGCCCCCATGAGCGCGAAAAGCGTCTGGCTGGGCTCTTTGTACGGCAAAGGCAGGATGGAGGCTTGTAGATCGGCTCCGCCCACGTCAATATCGCGCCATTCACCGGGTGAGAGTGGCACGTCATCGTTCATGATGCGCGCGCCCTTGGCTTTGAAGCCTGCAGGCAGGTTAGACAGCGTGCCAGAGTCAATTAACTGCTGTAGAGCAGAGGTAGATGTCTTTGTCAGGCCGCCAACAAGGTGCAAGAAGCCTAAACCATAGGCACCGGGGCCTTGAACGAGCAAGTAGTGGATGTAGTACTGCTTGCGACGATACAACTCATCGCCTTCTGCCCAGTTACGGCGCACACCCACCACATCATTGGTGGTTTCATCGACTGTAACGATGTAGGGCAGAGCAATACCGGTCTCTTTGCCTTTTTCGTCCTTGTGCTCAAAGCCTTGCAAGTCCAAATCAACTTGGAACTCCAACAAAGTCATCTCTTCTTCTGTTGAATTGGGCTGAACGCCCACTGTGCGGTCCACTTCCTTCTTGATAATACTTTGTCCGGCCTCGCCAGAGGTAGTAGGCAGTGCAGTATCGAGGTATTGACCACGTACTACCGCTTTTTGGTAGTCGTTGGTCGACATGTAGACGCGGTGAGTGATACGTGAGCACTCACTCATCACGGAAGAACCGTTATATGGGATGTAGAGGTCGTCTGGCAGCACTAATTGGCTGACCATGCGACCTTTGTTCTCGTCGTAGTAGATTTTCTTAAATGCTGAGCCGCCGTAGCCAACGTAAAACAGCATCTGATCGAAGTCAGGGGTGTACTCTTCCATCACCGTAGTGATTTGGTAGTTCATAAAGTTGCGAACGCGCTCTGCTTGCGCTAATTTTTCGCGTGTTTCCTTGCCCAAGACCTGTGTGCGCACTGGTCCTTCGGCTGGCATCAATTCTTTGAGTGCTGTGGACTGAAATTGAACGATAGATTCGGTCAAAAGTGGGTGAGATACGCCGCAAGCGCCCTTAAACGGCTTGGTGCGCTCCTCAAAAGTGAAGCCCAAGAGCTTTAGGCCCTTGCCATACTGCTCTTCCCACTCTTTTCTGGACGATTTATCAGCATCAAACAGCGACATGAGGTCGCTAGACATAGTTTGCAGGACTGATGGGTCGATAACTTCAGCAAGATTGCTATCAAACGGGACTTTGTCGTCTTCTTTTTCGCCTATTTCAACGGTTGCACCGCCTTCATCATCGATTTCTACCTCGATATCAGGCATGGGAGCGTCTGTTTGCAGTTCTACACTCAGTTCGCCCGCGGGCAAGTCATTGTTTCGTTCGATAGCCATGTGTGTTCCTTACAAATATTTGCGATTGTCGTTCTTGTTACGTTCAACCATGCCACCTTTTGAGCGTTTAATCGGGGGCTCTCCTGCGGGAAGTGTATAGATATAGTTGTCGGCTACATCTGAAGAACGCTGAATTCGCCATTCTCCGGGCATTCCAGTTTTCCAATGCTCGTATGAACCCTGCCAGTCTACGTGAATACCCTTCGGAAGATTTACCCCTGTATTATCTTTTGGATAAAACTCTCCGGAAATCTTTTTAATCTGAGGGTGTTTATCAATAAATTGAAACACTTCTTCTGCCCGATGGGAAGGAAAAGAATTGTAGTCACCTTTGATTTGGTTTAATCCCCACTCTCCGTTTGGTAATCTTTCAACCTCAAGCGTAACCTCTGGCATCCCCGTCTTACCATTACGCAAAGAAAAGATATTTGCCTTGCCTGATTTAATTGCTTCAGGCCCACCTAAGTTGTAGTTAGGGTTGTCTGCATAACCCCCAACGGAATGGTGCATCAGTTTGCCTTCCAGCTTTGTAGCTATTGGCTCTGTTAGTTTTACCCATTCTCCGTCAGTTGACTTAGTAACAGGTTTTGTAAACATAGACATCACTTGTTTTGGCACGCTTAGGTTTTTGCTGGCGCGTTCCACGGCGGTATCATATTCACGATACACGCGCATGTTCTTCGTGCCTTCAATCACAGCTTGCTCAAAACTCATGTTTTTAAGTTTTTCAGGCGGGATAGTAGATAGTGTTTCTGCCAATACCTTTGGCTTTAGAAAATCCATATCAGGCTGACTTGCCATGTAAATAGGCTGCTCGTTTTGCAACGCATATTTCAAGTTTGATGGCAATTTGTTTTGTTCCCCTAGCTCCACCATTTTTCTAAATGCTTCGGTAGAGTTGGGGTAATCTTTCAAGTCTTGAAATGTATGCTTGTTCAAAAACGCAGGGTTTTGATATTCCTCGGGCAATCCTTCCGCCGTCATCAAATCACGCTGCTTTGTTTGAAAATCAGTCATCTTCTTATTAAATATGTTGCGCGCATCCGCATCATGTGGATCAGGAGCTAGACTGAGTGACTGCAATTGAATATTCGTCTTGTCGTCGTAGTATTTTTCTAAGTGTCGTTTAGCTTGTAAGTGTCCGGGAGCATTGGGGTCACGCGCAGCAGCTAACAAATACTCTGGGAATTGTTCTACGTCCTTACCGTATATGGGCATCTCTCCACTGGCCATGGCCTTGCGTAATGGATCGTTTGCTGTACCAAATTCATTAATAAAATACTTGCGTGCTTTTTTGTCAATGAACGCATCTACAGCATCGTATTTAGGATTAGATACCCATGAACTTATTGCTCCCGTCCACCCTTCTGGTTTAGGAAGCTTGTTCTTCATCTCTTCTGCATAGTTTGAAAGCAGTTCATCAAAACGAGATATGGGAGGCTCATTTAATGAGCCTGAAGTAGCAAATGTGCCACCCCGTGGTTTGACCGCATACATAACAGGAGGACTAATCGCCGCTAAAGGACCTTCTCCTTCCATACCACGCAACATTTGTTTTGCGGCTTCTTTTCCTACAGCAGTAGCACCTTTTTCCACTGCTTGACCAACCTTTGTGGAAACAGGGATAGGATTTACAAGCGATGCACCTAACTCACCAGCAGTGCGAAAACCTTGCAACGTAGGATTGGCTTCTTCACCGGGGCGGATGCCATATTTGGTCATCTTCTCCTTGATCCAATCACTACCCATCACCGGCTTCTTCTCATCGTAACCAAACGGGCGCATCGCCATGGTCGCTAAATCAACAGGCGCTCCCACTACATCGTATGGCAACTCCGACACACCGCGCGCTATAGCAGGATACGCTTCGCCACTAGCCAGTGCTTTGCTAATATTGCCTGCTTGACGTCCCCGACCAGAACTAGGTGTCAGAAATGCTGGCCCTTGAGCCGCGGCCATTCGTTCAATCTCCTGTGGCGTCAAGTGATCTGCATTCTCTCCACCCATCGGAGAACCCTCAGCTCTACCAACAGGTAAGCGATACTGCAACTGATAACTGCGGCCTTGTGATGAATTGACAGGCTGCATCATCATCGCATCCAAACGGCCGGGGCCCACTTGGCCAGAGTAACCAAGGTTGACTCCAGTCATACCGGATTGGTAAGGACTTTGCATTCCATTTACACCAACAATCATCCGATCATTGCCATAAACAGGAATGGCCGCCGATACGTTGCCCATGTAAGTTCCGGGAGGTGTACCCGTTGGGCGCATGCCCATCACACTCACATCCGTATCCCCGACCTTGGTCCGATATGCTGCCATCAAATTCTGTGCAAGATTTTCCTTCTCGCCTTGCTTCATCTTTGATAGATTCAAACCAAGCATCGAGCTGCTTGTGCCAAGGCCCAGCATCATGTTCTCAAGCTGCTTGTCCTCAACATTCATCTTGCTGCCGCTCTTTATCATCTCAAACGGCGTAGCACTGGTGTCTTCCATATTGGGCAAATCATCCAGCATCTTCTTCGCTTCCCCTCCCCCTGCCATACGCACTGGGCGCTTCTCAGGAAATGGAGAGCGATATTCCAAATTTAAATCCGCCAAAGCAGATGGAGCCATCACATCAGTAACATCAGGCTGCGCTTCCTTCCAAATATCGGCCTTATCATCTTCTGGCTTGTCATCAGCCAAAAACATCATGGCCATAGCAGCCTTGTACCCGGGCCCAGCTTCTTGGGCCAAGCTCTTTATATCTGCCTTCGCGCTCATACCACTTTGCAAAGCAGGCACCATCATCTTCTCAGATGCAGTCGGCTCAGTAACAGAGGCTGGTTTGTTTGACGGGGGCGTAGCAT